GCCCGCAACACCTACGACAAAAAAGCCAAGGTGTTTGAGATTTGGAACAAGCGCACCGGCAAAGTCTGCTGGGTTGCCAAAGGTTATCCACAAGCGTTAGATGAGCGCGACGATCCGCTGGAATTGGAAGAATTCTTTCCCTGCCCGCGCCCGCTGATGGCGACCACCACCACAGGGACAATGATTCCTGTGCCGGATTATTGCGAGTACGAAGATCAAGCGCAGGAATTGGACAACCTGACCCAGCGCATTTTCTTGCTGACCAAAGCCTGCAAAGCGGTCGGTGTATTCAATGCCGAATTCAAGGAATTGGGCCGTTTGTTCACCGAAGGCGTGGACAACAAGCTATTCCCCGTGACCGCATGGGCGGCAATGAGCGAAAAGGGCGGCTTGAAGGGTGCTATCGACATGATGGACACCTCGCAGATTATTGTGACCTTGCGGGAACTGTACGCCGCACGGGAGCAAGTCAAGCAGGCCATCTACGAAATCATGGGCATTTCGGACATCCTGCGCGGTGCGTCCAAAGCCCAAGAAACCCTTGGTGCACAGCAGCTAAAGGCCAACTTTGGCAGCTTGCGGATGCGGAGCAGCCAAGGCGATGTGGCGCGGTTTGCGTCTGACATCTTCAAGCTGAAGGCGCAAGTAATCTGCAAGTTTTACCCGCCTGAGTTGATTGTGCAGATGTCCGGTGTGATGGACACACCCGATGGGCAAAACCCGCAACTGCTGCAAGCCGCCGTGCAAATGCTGTCCAACAGCACCATCCGCGACTTCCACATTGCGGTTGAGGCCGACAGCTTGGCGCAGATTGACGAACAGGCAGAGAAACAAGGCGCACAAGAGGCCATTCAAGCGATTGGATTGTTTTTGCGTGAGGCAATCCCCATGATTAGCGCAGCGCCCGAAACCCTGCCAATGGCCTCCGAGATGCTGCTGTTCTTGGTGCGCCGGTTCCGCGCCGGTCGCGGGTTGGAAAGCGCAGTTGAACGCGCCATGAAAGCCTTGGAAGAAAAGGCGGCAATGGCTAAACAACAACCGGCTGGCCCGCCGCCTGAGATGATGCAAATCCAAGCTGACCAGCAGGCAGAACAGATGCGGATGCAAGCGCAAGCGCAAACTGAGCAAATGAAAATGCAGGCGCAGGCCCAAATCGAACAAGGCAAGGCGCAGCTTGAAATGCAGATGCACCAAGCCAAAATGCAAGCAGAAATGCAATTGGCGCAGATGAAAGCTGACTTTGAGACTGCCAAGCAAAATAACGAATTGCAGATAAAAGCCCGTGAAATGGCTGGTAAGGAAGAATATGAACGATGGAAAGCCGAACTGGATGCAGCGACCAAAATCATGGTGGCTCGCATTGGTAGCAACCCTGGAATCGACCTACCGGTCGTTGAAGCAGCGGCTGCACAAATAACCAACGAACTGGGCGGCACAATCGTCCAGGCAATGGACAAGATCACCGCCTTGCACGACAACATGGCAAATCTGCACGGCGAATCCATGCAAAACATTGGCGCTGCTATGCAACGGCTTAACGCGCCCAAACGCATTGTCAGAGGGCCGGATGGCAAAGCCATAGGCGTTGAAGTTGTCGGCTAACTATTGGGACAGCGGAGAATGGGACGTTGCCGTTTGGGATGGACAAGACCCAATACCCGCAGAGGTGTTGCTAGGTGGACACTTTGGGTTTGATGAGAAAACAAGAAATAAACAATGGGACGTTCAGAAAAAGGCTGAAGGACAACGGCGAAGCAAACTACGCGAAGAATTATTTGGGTTGCCGCCCGAAAACGTAGAGCAAATCACCAGCAGCCCCGAGGAAACAATTGCCGTTGCTGCCGTCAATTATTTGGATTACGATAGACTATTGCAACAAATTTATAAATTAAAAAAACAAATAGATAATAATCAGGATGAGCAAGACATAGAATTTTTGATTGGACAACTATGAAAGAAACATGGGTTTTCCCTTCTGACGGCTCTGAGCCGTACGAACGAAGCAAAGGGCCGACCGCTGACCGCATGATGATTTTTGGCGACATTGAGCCTTTTCGGTCGCCTGACGGTCAGATGATCATGGGCCGCGCACAATGGCGCGAACACTTGAAGGCAACCGACACCATTGAGATGGGCCATTCGGATGTCAAATACGCCCAAGCCGAATGGCAAAAGAAAAAAGAAGCCCACACCGCCCGCTTGCGTGGACAAGTGGCACGGGTGCAGGAATTTGACCGCCCAGGCGCACCCATTGCTCCGACTCAGCGCAGCAACTTGAACGTGGAGATGGCGAATCGGCTGCACAACCGACCGCCGCCCGAGCGCAAGGAAATGATCAAAATGACCCTCGACCAAATGAAAAGGATGAAATGATGGAAAACGAAGTTGTCGCACCCGACACGACCGAAGCACCAGCACCTGAAGCCTCTGCGGTTTCTACACTCGAGCCGCAAAGCCGCGCCGACACGATCCGCGAGGCATTGGCAAAAACATCATCTGACCCTGCAAACCAAGGCAAACCAAGCCAGCCCCGTGAAAAGGGCAAATTTGCGCCCAAATTCCCAACTGGCGAATCCCAAGCACCCAACACGCCCAAAAAACCTCGGGTGGATATGCCCAAATCCCTGCGGTTGGAACTGAAAGACCATTGGGAAAAAGCCCCGCAAGAACTCCAGCAAGCCTTTGCCCAGCGCGATGCCGACTACGAAAAAGGCATTAGCCAGTACAAAACACGGGATGCCGAGGCACGGGCCATCACCGAGCAATTTGCCCCGTATGAGTGGATTTTGCGGAATGAAAACACGACTCCGGCGCAGGCTATTGCTCCCCTTTTGCAGACTGCGGCCCTGCTGCGGACGGGCACACCGGCGCAAAAAAGCCAAGCCGTGGCCCACATGATCCAGCAGTTTCAGATTCCGATTGACCAAGTTTCTGCCCATTTGGGCGGGACTGCACCGGTTCAGCAGGATTCGCATTACAATGATCTCGCGCAACAAGTACAGCAGCTTACGCAACACATAACGCAGCAGCAGTATCAAGCGCAGAAATCGAACGAAAACAGGGCACTCTCTGTTATCCAGCAGTTTGCGAGCGACCCCGCAAATCTGCACTTTGAGGCAGTTTCCGACCGGATGTTGCAGCTTCTCCAAGCGCCACAGGTTTTAGGAGACACAAGTCAGATGTCCGAACGCGAGAAATTGCAATTGGCATACGACACAGCAGTTAGGCTTGATCCGCAATTAGCGCAAAGTTTGTATGCTCAACAGCAGCAGCAGTCGCAAGCGCAAGCCCAAGTGCAGAGAGCAAGAACAGCGGCGGTAAGTGTGCGCGGCGCACCTGGTGGCAGCGCAAACCCCGTCATTAATCAAACCGACCGGCGGGCCGTGATAGCCAATGCGCTACGGTCTTTCGGTTAAATAGGAGTTAGTCATGGCATACGCAAATGCAAACTACTCAGACGTTTTGGCAACGACCATTGAATCGCGTTCCGGCACAGTCGCCGATAACGTGACCAAAAACAATGCTTTGCTGACTCGTCTGCGTGAAAAAGGACGGTACAAGCCGTTTACCGGCGGTTCGACCATTCTTCAAGAATTGTCGTTCCAAGCAAACTCAACCGCAATGTACTACTCGGGCGCTGAAGTCTTGGACATCAGCCCTGCGGACGTTATCAGCGCGGCTCAGTTCCCCATCAAGCAGGCCGCAGTCGCTGTGACCATCAATGGCTTGGAAATGCTCCAAAACAGCGGCGAAGAACAGATCATCGATTTGTTTGACGCACGTTTGGACGTTGCCGAGGCATCGATTGAGAACTTGATTTCGACCGGTATCTATTCGGACGGCACAGCCAACAACGGCAAGCAGATTACTGGTCTGCAAGCTATGGTGGTCGCTAATCCGGCAACCGGCGTGGTCGGCGGTATTGATCGTGCCACTTGGAGTTTTTGGCGCAATCAGACGTTTGACTTTTCAACCGACCTCGGCGCATCTGCATCGTCGTCTAACATTCAGACCGGTTTTAACCGCCTGTATGCAAAGACCTCACGCGGTAGCGATGTTGTTGACTTGATTTTGGTGGACAACAATTTTTGGGGATTCTTCATGTCTTCCCTGCAAAACTTGCAGCGTTTTCCTGGTTCATCCAAAATGGCTGAACTCGGCTTTGTTGCATCAAAGTTTATGAACGCTGACGTGGTTTTGGACGGTGGTATCGGCGGCAATATTCCCACCTCTACTGGCTATTTCTTGAATAGCAAGTACATCTTCTTCCGACCACACACCAACCGCAACTTCGTCCCAATCGGCGATGAGCGCATGAGTACCAACCAAGACGCCATCGTGCGCTTGATTGGATGGGCCGGTAATATGACTGCCTCGGGACTTCAGTTCCAAGGCGTTATGACTGAATAAGGAGAATCATCATGGCTGATTACGTCACCGATGGAAAAATTGGTATTGACTTGACCGCAACCTATGCGTCCACGTCTGCCGGTTCCACTACCTTGTTCCCCGTAACCCCTGGCACTCGGGTCAACACCAGCAACAACGGCGTGTATATGTTTGTTCGCGCCGAATCCACTATCAGCGCATACGATGCTGTGATCATGTCCAGTTACGCAGATTCGGCGAGTACCACTCCCGTTATGCGTGCTGTGCCTGTGACCACCACCAATGCCGCTGCACTGGGTTTCAACATGGTTGGCTTTGCACAAACCGCGATTGCCTCCAGCTACTACGGCTGGGTTGGTCTTAACGGTATGCTTAAGGTTAACTTGCTGGTTGCTTGCCAGCCTAAAGTGCCTTTGTACACCACAGCAACCGCTGGATCGCTGGACGACACTACCGTGTCTGCCGGTTTCATCCAAGGTATTGTGGCTAACACCTCGGCAACGTCAGCATCTGCACCATTCTGCATGGTCAACAATGCTGGCTTGATCATGGTCGGAGCAGGCTAAAACCGGATTCCCCGCTAAAGAAGCGGGGTTTTCTTAATGAGTTTTCTACCCCTTAAAGTCACTGGTCAATGTGTTGCGGATGACAACACACTATTCGCGCACATGGATGCTGCGATTGCGCGTGGTTATCCACAGATTACAAGTCAGCAAGACATAAAGACCGGCCCGATTTTACTGGTGGCAAGCGCACCAAGTGTTCAAGGGCAAATAGAACTCATCAAGAAAATGCAAGCAGCCGGTGCGCCGGTTGTTGCCATCAAGGGCGCACACGATTGGCTAATTGACAACGGCGTGATTCCTGACTACGCCCTAGCAATCGATCCACAAGAGCACCGGATCGCGTTTTACAAGCCTCACAAGGCTGTGCGGTACATGATCGCATCACAATGCCATTCGGCAATGTTTGACAACCTTGCTGGCTGCAATGTCACCATTTGGCATCCATACATCACCAAGGGCCAAAACCGCCCCACAAACGTCATGTTGATAGGTGGTGGCACTACCTCCGGCCTACGCGCCATTTCGTTGTTCTACGTCCTTGGCTATCGCCAGTTTGAATTGTTTGGGTTTGATTCCTGCAACAGCGGCGAGGCGTTGCGGGTTAACGGCGATGGCCTCAAGGACGGCGACAAGCTGATTGAAGTCAGGATCGATCCTGATGGCGAGACTTTCTACTGCAACACGGCAATGGCGCTGCAAGCCGAGCATTTTCAAACCTACTACGATTACCTACCGGATGCGATGTTCAATGGTCATGGGCACGGCCTAATCCAAGCCATCATTCGCAAAAGGGAAGAAAACATGATGACACTAGGCGACATCATCAACACCCAAGCGCAGCAAAATGATCAGGTTTCGTTTATCCATTTTGGTGATCACTGGTCGGCAAGCTGGCGCTACAGGGCCAAGATACCGGCGGGCGATTGGGCAACCCTCAACAACTTTACCGCAGGCACATTGGTGTTTGCCAAGCCCCAAGCAAAAGAACTGATGGACATGGCGCAGGCTAAGGCGCGTGGCGCACGGGTCATTGTGGATTTTTGCGATGACCATTTTGATTGGATGCACTACACCGAGGCGCTACGGATTGCCGATGTGGTGACTTGCCCAACCCAAGAGATGGCAAGGCGCATTAAGGCATTGGGCAAAGATGCTGTGGTTATTCCCGACCCGTTTGAGTACGATGAAATGCCACCACACTGCAACGGCGTGAATCTGCTGTGGTATGGGCACGCCGTCAACAAACAAAGCCTACAGCGCATCCTGCCGGACATTGAGCGTTACCCGCTGCGGGTGGTGTCCAACTTTGGCGGGGCAATTCCTTGGTCGCATGAAACCATGTTGGAAGAATTTGCCCGCGCTGACATTGTGGTGATCCCCGCCACCGATACCTACAAAAGCCCGAATCGGGCAATTGAGGCGACCCGTCAAGGGTGTTTTGTAGTCGCAGAGCCGCATCCAGCATTGGAGGGTTTCCCTGGAATTTGGATTGGCAACATCAAAGAGGGCATCGAATGGACAACAAAGAGGAACGTATCAAGCAATATCTTGGCGGCGCAGAAATTCGTGATGGAAAAATATGGGCCGCAAACAGTGATCGATGCATGGAAGACGATTACGAAACGGCCTACAACCTCGGATGCGGAAAAAAGCATTGGGACGGCTGGGTCAACGTAGACCTGTATTCCGAAACATCGGACATCAAGTGCGACTTGCGAAAGCTGGAACTTGCCAGCAACTCAGCCGATGCGGTCGCCGCCGTTCATGTGCTGGAGCATTTCTACGAATGGGAAGTACACGCCCTGTTGTCAGAATGGATGCGTGTTCTCAAGCCAGGCGGCAAGATGATCCTTGAACTGCCGTGCATGGACAAGGTGTTTGCCTACATCCACAATTGCGTGGTGCAAAAGCAGTCTTTGCAGCCGTTTATGACCACCTATGCGCTATGGGGCGATCCCAAATACAAAGACCCTGCCATGTGCCACAAGTGGGGCTGGTTTGAAACCCCGCTACGCCAAATGCTGCAATCGGTAGGCATGGAGCGCATCGAATTTTTTGACCCACGCTATCACTTTCCATTCCGAGACATGAGGGTTGAATGCTACAAGGTGTCCTAAGTAACGCCGAGCGTCATGCTCAAATGTCGCAGGCACATGGGCAAATGCTTAAGAAAAAACCCAAATTTAACGATAAATGGGCATCCATTGTCTGTTATGGCCCAAGCCTTGCGGACACATGGAAGCTGATAAAGCGACCCATTGTCACGGTATCAGGCGCCCATGATTACCTTGTTAGGCGCGGAATCGTGCCGGATTTCCATGTGGACTGCGACCCTCGGGAACACAAGGCGCGGATGCTGCAAAATCCGCAGGACAAGACAACTTATCTGATGGCGACCGTTTGCCACCCAAAATATTGGGAAGTGCTGAAGGGCCGCAAGGTGCGGCTGTGGCATCTGATCAACGGCGATGACCTAGAAACCGTGGCTTGGGTGATGCAAAACCATCCCGAGGGCGCAAACAGCATGATTGGCGGCGGCAGTTCTGTTGGGCAACGGGCGATGAACGTCATGGCGGCGCTTGGCTACCGGCGGTTCAACATCCACGGCATGGATTGCTCATTTACGACTGACCGGCACGCTGCGGCGCATTTGGGCAAGGAACAAGCTAAAATTATGGTGAAAGCTGGAAACCGAGTATTTCAGACCACTAGGCAGATGCTACAGGCAGCAATTGAGATGGAGCAATTCATCACAACTCAGGATGCGGAGATCGCATTTTTCGGTGACGGGCTTATGCAAGAAACGGCACTTCAACTCAAAGGAATGACATGAAGAACGAAACGGCTGGATGGACAAATGAAAGTTTCATGGAGGACAACCGAGGCAAAATGGCGGTGTTTTTCCATGCTGTGCAAATTAAGAATAACTACAAATCGGAATTGGAAAAGCGCCCGATTTTTGAGGAACGCATTTACTTGAAGAAACTGGTTCCAGGCGATTCCACGCTGGTGGTTGACCGCCCCATGCGCGAAAGCGACATGGAAGAATTCCCCATTGAATGGGCGCGGTTTGAACAAAAGAAAGAACAGAAAGCCGATGGCACGCCAATTGAGGCATGGGTGGCAATCAGCGACACGCAAAAGGCCGAATTTAGGGCGCTTAACATTTTTACAATTGACCAGTTTGCCAAGCTGCCGGACTCGGCAGGCAATAAAATTATGGGGTTTAACGAACTCCGAGCCAAGGCCCGCGCATTTATTGGCGCAGCGCAGGATAGCGAAATGATGGACAAAATCCGCGCTGAGACTGATGAAAAATTGAAGGCCCAAGAAGTTGAAATGGCTGAACTTCGTGCCATGATTGCGGAATTGACAACCAAGAAGGCTGGCAGACCCAAGAAAGAACTGGTGGAATAAATGGCTTACACATTACTGCAACTGGTTGACCAAGTTTCGGGCGAAATGGGCTTGTCCCAACCAGCGGCAGTAATTGGCTCCACCAACAACCAAACCGTCCAACTGCTGGCTTTGGCGCAGCGGTTGGGCAAAGACTTGGTGCGCGAATTTGAGTGGCAGCGGCTGGTCAAGGCTTACGTCCTGCAAACAACCGCCGGAATCAGCACCACCGGCACAATTACGGCAGGCTCAAAGGTCATCACCAGTATGGGCACGACCGTAGGCTTAGAAGTGGGTAATGTGGTGACCGGCACGGGTCAGGCTCCATATGCTGAGATTTTGACTATTGACTCGGGAACTCAAGTCACGTTGAACACGCCTGTGGCAACCTCAACGGCGGCGGTGTCTATGACGTTTGCCAAGCAAGACTATGCGATGCCGACCGACTTTGACCGCATGATCTCAGACACAAATTGGGATCGCACAAACCATTGGCGCAATCTTGGAACAAAAACCAGCCAAGAATGGCAATGGTTGCAAGGCGGCATCATCTCTGTTGGCCCACGGGAACGCTATCGTATATACAACAACCGCCTGCGGATTTTCCAAGCCCTGACAAGCATCTACACCTTTGCGTTTGAGTACGTTAGCAATTATTGGGTAATGTCTACCGGCGCAACGGCAGGCGACAAAGGCGCGTTTACCGCCGATTCCGACACGACAATTTTCCCTGATGACCTCATGCTGGCGGGTCTGAAATTCTATTTTCTTAAGGCTAAAAAGCTGGATTACGCCGTGGAATTGGGCGAATTCATGCGTGCGCTGAGTTACACCAAGGCGCAGGATGTGCCTGTACCGGCGCAGTCTCTTGCCCCGATTGGCATGAATCCGCTGGTCGGCCCGTGGAGTGTTCAAGACGGCAATTGGCCCGCGCAGTAATGCTTGCATCATTTGGCAAAGCCCCACCGACTCAGCGCAGTCAAACGGTATCTGTAGCCGCGCCTATTGGCGGTTGGAATGCCCGTGATGCTTTGGGCGCAATGGAGCCGATGGATGCGGTCACGTTGACAAACTTTTGGCCTGGCACAAACTCGGTCATCTTGCGAAACGGCTACACCAAATTTGCCACCGGCATCACCGGCACGGTGCAGTCTATTCTTGCGTACAGTTCGGGCACATCTAATCAGCTTTTTGCTGCGGCGGTGGATTCAATCTACGATGTGACTGCTGGGGGCGCGGTTGGCTCTGCGGATGTCACCGGCCTATCCAACGCCAAATTTCAATACATTAACATGACCACCACAGGCGGGTCATATTTGATGTGCGTTAATGGTGCGGACAAGCTGCGGACTTATGATGGTTCTGCTTGGCACAAAGACGGCGATGGGTTGCCCTACAACATTACCGGCGTAGATACCGCCAATTGCTCCAACATCACGTTGTTTAAAAATCGTGTGTGGTTGGTAGAAAACGGGTCGCTGAAAACATGGTATTTGCCAATCAACAGCATTGGCGGCGCGGCGGTGTCGTTAGACATGACCAGCCTTGTCCAATATGGTGGCTACATCATGGCGGGGATGACTTGGACGCTGGATGCCGGTTACGGCATGGACGATTATCTTGCGTTCATCACCAGCAATGGCGAAGTGGTGGTTTGGCGATTAACCGACCCAACAACGCCAAGCGGCATTTCCATGACCGGTTTGTGGAAAGTGGGCGCACCTATCGGTCGGCGCTGCTGGCTCAAGTACGGCGGCGATTTGTTGATGATTACGCAAGACGGCGTGGTTCCCATGTCTGGCAGCTTGCAATCGTCCCGCCTTGACCCTCGGGTGTCAATCACCAACAAAATCCAATATGCGGTCAGCCAGGCGGTCAGTTCTTATGGACAAAACTTTGGGTGGAGTTTGCTTTACTACCCCAAGGAAAACCAACTGATTATGAATGTTCCGATTGCTACGGGGCAAGAACAACAATATGTGATGAACACCATCACAAAAAGCTGGTGTAATTTTACCGGTTGGTATGCCAATTGTTGGGAAATTTGGCAAGATGACCCTTATTTTGGCGGCGATGGCTATGTTGGCAAAGCGTGGAATGGCACGATTGATGACACATCCAACATTAACGGGTTTGCCTTGCAGAGTTTCCAAAACTACGGGTCGGCAACTCAAAAACAATGCAAGATGATCCGCTATCACTTGTTGAGTAACGGCACACCGGCAATTTTTGGCAATGTAAACGTCGATTACAACCTTGCCGACCAAAGTGCTCAGCTTAGTTTTTCCACCTCGCCGTACGGGGTTTGGGACAGCGGCCTGTGGGATGTTGCCTATTGGGGCGGCGGACTTAACCCTACCGCTGATTGGCAGGGAACGACCGGCATCGGATATTCTTTTGCGCCCACGTTGAACACCGCTACTCAGGGTATAGAATTGCAATGGGTCGCAACCGACTTGGTGTTTGAGGCTGGTGGTGTCCTTTGAGATCACTTCAGACCATTCAGCAGGACATTGGACTGCAAAAAAGGTCGATGGTGGCTACTTTCAAGAGCGCAGCCGGTCTATCGGGTTGAAGAAAAACGGCGAATTTGTCGCCGGTGTCATCTACGAAAACTGGCATGGCAAGTCAATCACTTGCCACATTGCGGTCACCGGCAGAATGACTCCGGCCTATCTGTTTGCCATCTTTGACTACCCGTTTAATGTTTGCAAGGTCGGCAAAATCATTGTGCCGGTCAGCAGCGCAAACATCACAAGCATCAGATTTGTTGAAAAAATGGGTTTCCATGAAGAAGCGCGGATCAAGAATGCAATGGCAGATGGGGACATGGTAATTTTCACCATGCCAAAGGAACGATGCAAATATTTGGAGAATCGATATGGGAAAAAGTGCACCAGCAGCACCCGCAACGCCTGACTATGTAGGCGCTGCAAGAGAGCAAGGCGCGGCAAACGTCGAAACGGCGCGTGTTCAGTCTAAGCTGAACAATCCCAACACATACACGCCTTACGGTACGCAATTGGTGTCCTATGATGGCGATCAACCAACCATTACGCAAACGCTGACCCCGCAGGCTCAAAAGACGTTAGAAGAACAGCAAAACGTCCAATATCAGCTTGCCTCACTTGGCGGCAAAGGCGCTACCCTTGCAAGCGATGTGCTTGACAAGCGTTTCAATTTTGGCGGGCCGAATGTACAAACCTCGCTAGATTTAAGCAACATTGCCAAGATGCCGGTCAACGCCGGAACAACGGCGCAAGAAGCCATCATGTCGCGCCTAGAGCCGTCATTGGCAAAGCAGCGCACCAGCACCGAAACCCAACTGATCAACCAAGGACTACGGCCTGGAACTGAGGCTTACGACAACGCCCTCCAGCTATTGGGACAACAAGAGAACG